GTTTCCCAGTCACGATCCGGTCGGGGTTGGACAACGACCAGACAACGCCACGAAATTCAATGGCGCGGTAGCCAATTTGATGATATGGAATCGGGAATTGACCCTGACGGATGTTCAGCAACTTTACAACGACCCATATCTTTTGTTTGACGAACCAATCAATTTTTCTGTTTTGCAGTCTTTATTCAACAATGGCCGATTTATCTTTTACTGAAATATGAAAATCATCATCATCTTGGGCTTACTTGTTGTCGTGGTGGCATTTTTTAGTACCGCTCCCGTAGGAGATGACAATAATAACCCGTTTAATACATGAAATCATGGTAACCTACACAATCTCATTCAACGGAAAATCGGCAGTCGTTTCAAAAAAAGCCGCAGAAATCATCAACACTGTCATTGATGCGCTGGTAGGATATGACCAAGTTGCCCTTGATGCGGTCAAAAAACCCCTTGACCTACTTCAACCAGGACTACCGGGTTCTGGCCAGGTCTTTATTATTAAAGGACAAGTGGAGCGAAATCGAGATGCGGCGAAAATGCTTACTCCAAAGGAGACCAAAACAATACTTTTAAAACCAGCAGGTGCAACTATCGGGTCTGATGAAAAGTAGTCAGTTCGTCCAAATCATCAAAGAGGCTCCCACTCCAAAAGCGGCCTGGGATAGCATTCTCCAAGAGATACGAAACTACATCGTCGCCGACCCCGGAAAGACCAAAATTCCAGGACTCGGCGAGTTCTGGAAAGAAAACGGAATCCAGTTCAAGCCAGGGAAGGAGTTGAAAGCCGAACTGGCCGAGCAAATTTACTTGCTTGACCTTGAACCAACGGGAGATGCCCGTGAGCAGTAAACAAACAGAAGTACACATCCCGTGAGCGAAACCGCGTCACGACAACATTATGAACCGTGCACTTGACATGAGTAGCCCTAACGACTACACCCTACCCGGCATCATTGTTGCTGCTTTCTGTTCTGTGTTGACCTTGATTACGGCAGAATGGCTTGTTGCATTGGTTCCGGCAATTGGTGGCTTGATTGCTGCTGGTATGGCAGCTTTTTCAAAGTACCATCAAATCCGGCAGAATAGTTTGCTTTTCAAGCGTCGGCTGGCAATGATAGAAAAGATGGAAGCGAGGCTCGAAGCCTTGCCTGATGAAAAATACGTTGATGCCGCCACAGATTTACTGGAAAAACTTCACCACATCACCGACCCTTTAGTGGGTCACGAAACCGAATAAAATGGGAGAATTTTCAAACAAGGAAAGCAAGGAAGTGGCCATCGGCCTTGGTGCTTTCGGAAATGCCATCGTTGACGCTTACGAAGATGGAAAACTTCAATGGCAGGACGCCGTGAAGTTCATCAAAGTCATTGGCCCCATGCGTCGGGCAATTGACGGCATTGACCAAGTTCCCAAAGAGGCTGCCGATTACTCCCCGGAAGAACGACAAGAGATTTACGACACGTTCAAGCGTTCTTTCGAGCTGCGCCCCGATAACCCCTACGTGGAGCAGATTGCGGACAATGCTTTTGCTGCAACTCAAACCTTTGTCGCTCTGGTCAACAAAATCAAGTTGGCTCGTGAGTGGCAGGTTTTGAACTAACGTTTTGTTTGTCTCTTTTTTTTACCCTGCCCGGCTTCGGGCGGGGTTTTTAGCCATAAAATGTACACCAAGGAAAGGGCGAAAAATCACAAATTTGTCCAGGTCGGAGAGCATCGTGTTCCTTGGCCCGTTCTGCCTGAATACGAAGAAGACATCCGAAACTTCGGCCTACCGAAAGAGCAGCAAAAATTCATCCCTGTATCTCTCCCGAAAGACCTCCACCGATGGGACAACATTCGTCAGGCGCAGTTTATAGAGCCGGAGTGGCATAAGAGGTTGAATGGCGAGTGGTGGTACATCTATGGCGAGTTGGTTTATCTTACCGGAACCGCGTATCTTTTCTTCAATTATTGGACAATGGAAACCGGCGAGCGGCCCACGTTCAGGATGGAGGCGGTAGAGTTTTTTTTGTTGTGGGACTGGGTGTGCGACGACCCGAATAGTCTTGGAATCTTGGACATCAAATGTCGGCGGCTTGGGGATACGGAGAAGGCGCTGTGTTGCTTGTATGACATGGCTACGAGACACAAGAACGTCCACGTAGGGATGCAGAACATCAACGACGAATCAGCAAAGGGGAACTTCAAAAGGTTGGTCAAGGCTCACAGGGCGATGCCGTTCTTTTTCAAGCCTGCCACAAAAGGCAAAGAGGCCCCAAGCGAAATTTTAGAGTTCGCCGTTCCAAGTGAAGTGATGACCAAGGACAGATTGAAGAACAAGAAAGTCTCACAGACAGGACTTGATTCAGCGATAGACTTCAAGCCAATGATTGAGACGGGATACGATGGAAGAAGGTTGAAAGCCTTCCACTTGGATGAGGCGTTCAAGATTAAGCCTGCCAGGGCCAGCGTGGAGAAGTTGTGGGACATCACCAAGCTGTGTTTGACGCTCGATAATGGAAGAAAGGTGATTGGGAAAGCGATTCTGACTTCTACCGTGGAAGATATGGAAGACGGAAAGACGGTAGAGATGGCCAGAAAGTTTTGGGACGACGCAGACCCTGGAAACAAAAAACCGTCAGGGCAAACCCGCAATGGATTTACGAGGGTGTTTCGAGGCTACGACAAAGCGGCTCCGCCCGATGATTATGGCCGACACCTTGTATCACAAGCCAAGAGCTTACGCGACAAAGACATTGCCGCCTTGAAAGCACAGAACAAGTTCTCCGAGTTGATGAGCATTTATCGGCGGCAACCGGCGGACATCGAGGAGGCTTTGATGCCGCCACCCAACGATGCAGTTCTTGATGTTGGGCTTATTGAAATGCGACATTACCAGTTGCAGAACGGGCTTTCGAGATGGGATAAAACAATAGACTGGAACGGGCAAAAAGCGATTTCGAGATTCGCCAAAGCCGGGAATTTGGTATGGGAAGACCAGCAAGGAGGAAAGGTGAAGTGGGTGCCAAATCAGAATGGGAAGTGGATGATTTCGCAGCACCCAGCAGAGCCGAACAAAGTCAATTCCGTGAGAGGTAAAAAGACTCCTGGAAACATGACATCATTCAGGATGGGAATTGACCCATACGACGCATCGAGTACCGAGAAGAAAGGCTCCGACGGCGCTTTCGTTGTGAAGCGAAGATTCAATCTCAACCTTGAAGACGACTTGGAGGTTGACCATCACAACGTCGTTTTAAACCCTGAAAGGATGATGACCGGCCAGATAGTTTGCGATTACCGCGCTCGACCGGAGAACCCGTATCACTTTTACGATGATGTCCTAAAGACCATGATTTACTACGGGTGCGCGGGACTCATCGAAAGGAACAAGTCGGGTCTAATTACCTGGATGGACAATATGCCCGGACAGGTTTATGATGCGTTCATTCAAAGAGTCCCCCCAACGATAAAACCCAGGGCGGCGGCCCACGAGAAGGGAATTTTCATGGACGATGATATTGTGTCTCGTTGGATTGACGCCCTTCAAGTTCGGGTCAAGAATGAAATCTGGGCCAATTACCATCCACGGGTAATCGCGGACTGTCGGGGATTTTCTCCTGATAAAAAGGTGAGAACCAAGCACGACTTGGTGGTAGCATGGGGATTAGCCGAGTTGGCTGATTACGACGAAAGACCGTACACCCCAGAAGTGATTACAACCCAGTGGGTTAACTCCGTCTTTGCGGAATACGAAGATTTTGCAATAAACTAAAAACCGCGTAGTTTTGCGCTGCAACCAAATGATTCAGAAAGAACATTACGCCAATGCCTTTAACTCCGGCGGCCTATCGTACCCGGAGACAACCTTGCCGAAGGACAAGGCGTATTTTCTTGAACGGGCGAAGTATTACTACGGAATGTACTGCGCCGGTGGAACAGCTTGCGATTTCGCCGGAAAGAAAGATGTTGTGGAGTTTCAGAAATTGAGAGCCTACGCAAAAGGAAAACAGGACATTTCAAGGCTTCGAGACATCATAGACCCAAAAGGGAAGAACCAGAAGCGCAGAATGAACATCTCGTTTCGTCCCGTCCAGGTTCTTTCAAAGTACCGTAGGATTTTGTTGGATAAATTGATGTCGGTCATGTACGACGTGGATGTGACTGCATTCGATGATTTCGCCACCGCAGCCAAGCAGGACAAACTGGCCATGATGCGGTTCCTTTCGATGCCGGAGACGAAGCAGTTCATGAGCCAGATGCCAACGACACCCAACATGGTTGGGATGGAAGAAATCGAAAGCCCTGATGATTTGGATTTGATGGTAGAGATGGGGCAGCTACGTCTCGTTGTCGAGACGATGATGAAAGACCTTTTGGATTTGACGAGGGCTGACAGCCAGTACAGCGCTTTGGCCAGAATGCTTTGCGAGGACTTGATTGACCTCAATGTATTCGCAGTTCATCTCCACAGAGACAAGTACACGAACAAGTTCCGGTACAAATACATTGACCCTCAAAGGCTCATCATTCGGAGTTCAATTTACCCGGATTGCCGGGACATTGACTTCGCAGGGTACATTGAAAGCAAGAAGGTATCTGATATTCGCATGGAGTCCATGCTTTCGGATGATGAGTTGCTTCCGATTCTCAAAAGCTACGGAAACCTGTACGGAAACAAAAAAAACGGAGGAGATGACAGGAAAACGTGGGCCAGGGGTGGTTTCAACAACTGGTCGGTTGACGTGATGACCCTTTACTTTATTGACTCCGAAGTAGAAAGGTATGTGAGAGGGAATCATAAAAAAGGAGGACATTTCATTTTCGACCTCGTATCCCCTGACAGTAAACTTGAAGGGAAAGGGAACGAAGGCAAAGAGCTTGTGGACATTCCCTTCCAGTGTGTTTATACCTGTAAGTGGGTGGTTGGCACTGAAATAGTTTACGACTTCGGGAAAGATACGGAGATGGTCAGGTACGGCTCTGACGGGAACAAGAAGCCCGTCATTCCGATTGTCGCCTATATCGGCCAAGAACCATCAATGATTGAGCAGTGCATTGGTTTTGATGATGACATCCAACTCGCCACTTTCAAGATAAGGAATGTAATCAGCAAACTCCCTCCGGCTCCGAGAATGATTCTGTTCAGGGACAGCCTTCGGGATGTCGTGAGTATCGGAAACGAGACTTTTTCAATTCTCGACCTGATTCAAGAATACCAGAAGACAGGCGTGATGGTGATGGAGCGCCAACCAGAGACGCCTATTCCGGGAATGGCTCCCGAAAAGAACGGCCCGGTTTTCGATTTTGTGCCAGCGGGTATTCAGGAAGACATCAGTATCCTTCACACGGTAATTGCCACGGCGATAGAAAACATTCGTCAGGTAACCGGAATAAATCCCGTTGCCGACGGTACAAGTTCAAGTCCAGACCTCTTGAAAGGAGTCATGGCCGGAATGCAAGCCGCGACCAACTCTGCAATCAGTCCGTATTTACAAGATTGGATGTTCTTCAACGAAAGGCTGTTTACAATTACAGCATATCGCTGGCAGATAGCGTTGATGTCAGGGGATAAACAGAAAGTAAATCTAACCCTGTCTCCATCTGTAAAAAGGACTGTTGAAGCGGCAGGCAATATCGTAGGCCACGAATGGAACATCTCTGTAAAATTCCTCTCCAATGATTCGAAACAGTTACTTTTGTCCCAATTAATGTCGGGAAAGTTTCCGATTCCAGAAGATGTGATTATTACTCTTTCGAATCACATTATGGCCGGGGATTTAAAGAAAGCCCAATGGTTGTTCGCAAAACACAGTAAAAGAGCCAGGGAGGAAGCGCAGCGCCAACAGATGGAACTTGTTCAGGCGCAAAACCAAGGACTTGCACAGGTTTCGGCAGCCACCGAAGCCGCTAAACAGCAAACGCTTACAACAGAATACAATTTAAAAGCTGACCTTCTTCGCCTCGAAAAAGACCTCGAAGAACAAAGTGCAATCTCGAAACACGGAAGGGATATTGAGATTTTGACAAAAGAAAACCAGATGGGTGTCATCCGTGAGACATCTGTTGTCAGAGCCAATCAAAAACAGTGAATGGAAGAATTAACCGTTGACCAAATCATCCAAGCGGATGGAGGCGCACAGGCTCCACCGCAACTACCCGCTGAAATCGCAGGTATCGAGATGGCCAAGTTTCAGGAAGCCCTCGCGGAAGCGTCAGGAGGTGCCGTGAAAAGCCACCAAGACATCCAGGCGTTGCTTTCTGAACGAGCAAAATTGATAGACCTTGATTCTAAATACCGGGAACTTGAAGCCAAATCGGCCATTTCCCCTTTTGCCGACCCGCTTGTCGAGGCAATCAACGTTTTTCGAAGAAATGGCGGTACGGACGATGAGACAGAGCAATTTTTGAAACTGCAACGAATCCAACTGGATTCGCTCTCTCCGAAAGCCGCTATTCTTACTTCGATGCGTTTCGACAAAGCCAACACGGGCTTGAATGAAGAACAGCTACTCGCCTTGTATGAGGACACTTACGGTGTTGACCAAGAGCAGTCCCCTGTACAACAAGCGCGAGAAATCCAGGCGGCCAATGTCGCACGGGAAAAGTTAGCTGCGATGAAAGTTCAACAACCTGCTGTTATGGCGCAGCGACAAGCACAGGAACAGGCAATGCAACAGAAGTCCGCAGAGTATTCGAAACTTGCCGATTTCATTGTTTCAAAAGGGAAAGAATTGCCTTTGACTTTCAAGGACAATGGAGAAGAATCAGGTTTTAATTTTCCAATACCCCAGGATGAAGGCTTTTTGAAAGCGGTAAAAGAGCAACTTGTTCTCGCCGCTGTCAATGGAGGCCCGCTGACCCAAGAGCGAGTTGAAGACCTGAATCAGGCGTATCAAATGTTCGTCTGGGGAAAGTATGGCCCTCAAATTGCAGAAGCCATCTGGCGGGAAAAAGGCTCTCGTACAAGGGAGCAAGAAGCACGAAGGATGAGCAACGCAGGGCCGATTCAGAAAGGCTCCGGCGTCAAAGCCCCGCAAGTTCAAACCCAACAGAATTATCCTGGGTTTTCGTAATTTTTAAAAAAAGAACCAAATGGCATATTCACCAGCCCTCGCTGCACGGACAGAATTTCCTGCCGCGAGTGGCAACTTCCTTCATGATGACTTGAAGCCGAACACATTCGCTCCTTTGGGCGGATACGGCTCCAACACACAATTCGTCACCCAGTACGACCGACCGCTTGCTCAACTGCCCGGCTTGGTTAATCGCCACGCTACTTTTGTTGGCTTCGCCCGAATGCTTTCCGAGATGGGCATGAAGCGCCCGGTCAAAACAACCAAGTTCGGACACCACGAGAAAGTGTGGAACGTCACTCCCTTCAAGTTCACTTCGATTCAAACTGCTTCCGGCGGTGCGGGTACGCAGGTAATCGTCAACCTTCATGCTGACACGCTGGTTTCGACCGGCGTAAAAGTCGGCGGTGTTGTGCGGTCTTCTTCGGCCTTCACCGTTGGTGACACGTTCCAGACCATCTCCGGTTCGGCGCAGTTCCGAATCATGTCGCTTGACGTGGTAAACAACCGCGCAACCATCATCCCGTTGCTCTCGACAGTCAACCTGATTGCCCCGACGATTGCGGCCAATGAATCCTACGCATGGATTGGCAATGCTCACGGTGAAGGTTCAAACCTTCCTGGCACAAAAGCGATTCGCACCACGGCGTACTCGAATGAGTGCCAGATTATCAAGACGGCAATGGGCGGCACCGGGACGGACATGACCAATGCTGTTCGCCTTCATCCACAGGAAGATGGCAGCATCTACGTTTTGCTTGAAAACCAAATGCGCGAGAACTTCGACATGGCCCGTGACATGGCTTTGCTCGTTGGCCAGAACGCAAACAATGCCCTCTTGGTCGAAGCCAACCCTGAACTGGGCCACGACGTACAGATTGCCACGACCGAAGGCTTGCTCCCGTTTGCGGAGGCCAACGGAGTTGTGGATACTTACACCGCAGGCTCCTACGCGCTTACTGATTTGTACAACGTCGCCAACTACTTCGACGGTGAGTTTGTCGCAAATCGAGACCTGTGCGTGTGGCAAGGGAACAAAATCTTCCAAGAGGTTGAAATCCTGTTGAAAGAGCAGGTAAAGCAATTCGCTTACCAGGAACTCAATGCGATTTTTGCCAACAAAGACCTGCCGACCGACCCGACATTCCAAAATGACCCGAAAGCCTTCGGCCTCACCATCG